CACGCCGACCGCTCAGCATTGGTATCCGGTCTTTGCGGTTATGGTGGGAACAGGGTTAAGAGTTGGCGAAGTAACAGGTCTCAGGTGGTGTGATATAGATTTAGACGAGGGTGTTATAGATGTTAATCATACTCTGGTCTACTATGAACACAGGTCAGATGAGGGTAAAAGAGGCTGCTATTTCAACGTCAACACCCCCAAGACTCCGACGAGTAACAGACAGGTTCCAATGCTCGACTTTGTGAAAGAAGCATTCCTGATAGAAAAGAAAAATCAAGAGTTGTTAGACTTACATTGTCAGGTCACGATTGATGGGTATAGCGATTTCATCTTTATCAACCGTTTCGGACAGGCGCAACATCAGGGAACGCTAAACAAGGCGCTCCGTCGCATAATTCGAGATTGCAACGACGAACAGTTGCTCAAAGATGAAAACACAGACCTTTTGCTTCCGCATTTCAGTTGCCACTCCCTTCGCCATACTTTCACAACGAGAATGTGTGAAGCGGGGGTAAATGTCAAGGTAATTCAGGATACCCTCGGTCATAAGGACATCTCTACCACACTCAACATTTACACCGATGTGACAAAAGAATTGAAGCGTTCTGAGTTCGAGGGACTTGACTTATACTTCAAAGCTGAGTAAAATATATAATGTCCTGATGTTTCCGCACAGGGAACATCAGGACTTCTTAAATTGCGAGGGGAAACAATAAGGCTTACACCACTTACACCAATATTTACGCCAAACAGTACCCAAACAACACTTTTTTACACGGAATTATATCTTTTGGAAATTCGCAAAATGCGAAAATGATGGAGGATACAGTAATATGGAAAACTACGCAAAATCGCTCTCTTTCGTCCCCACCATGAAGCCGCTTGGAGAGTAATACTTGAAAAATGTTCTGAAATTGGTTAAAAACAAGGAAAAACACCTGTTTTAAGAGTGAAAAGTTGTAGTATTTGAGAAGCGATTTTCATTTTACCACAGCTTTACCACATTTGCCGAACATACCACGGTTTTACCCCGGTGGGGGCCAAAAAATGGCGCATTATGTGGATGAAGTTTCCTGTTGACAAAACAGAGAAATCCGCCTATAATGATAATAGAAACAGTAATGTTTCCGGTGTGAGAGCACCGTAAAAAGTTGTGCTGGGAGTGGGACAGGATAAAAACCCACGCCGAATGACATCTTAACTGGGTGTCGCGTCCGGCAGCGGGAATTAACTGCTGTAGTCCATGCGGGGGACTTAATTATTTCCGCACCAATAGACGCTTTAACTGGGCGTCGCGGCTGACAACCAGCAGAAAACTCTCTACTCAAGCAGCTAAGGAGGAATAGCGTTGGCTATTCCTCCTTTTCTATGATTATGTTTGTCGAAAGAGGCAGAGATATGGATACAAAAAATATCAAGGACGAACAGATCCGCAAGCAAATCATAACTGCCTCAGAAGTATATCGGGACAAACTCGCTGGTAGAGTTTTCTTATATGTGTATGGAGAATCTTACTTTGAAGTAGTTTTTCCGACAGATCGCTTCAGACACTTGACTGGCGTAAATTCTTCTATCAGTGCTCAAGAATTTTATGACAAAGCAAAAAGTTCAATGCTGTCTGCTGGTCAGATCTTCTATGACAGGGAGCATACATACAGAGGTGCGAAGAGAAAACTTCCGTGCTTGACGATGTTGCCCGCACTGACAAATAATGTTGTATGCGTTGTAAAAGATATGAAGACTGTCACCCTTACTTACAAAATCGGTGTAACCAATTTAGATTTTACGATTGGTTTGTCTGAGAATCTTGATTTGGAAGGAAATAAGATAAACGATTGGTTTTTACCCAGAACATTGCGCGTGAAGGATAAAGCGATTGAGAGTAGCGCTGACGCGGAGTTCATTGATTTTATCTTTTCTAAGGATGCTTCTGTGGACAAGTATTCTACAATGACATACGCTGATAAAGATAAAAAGCCTCCATTGGTTATCAAAGATTTTCTTTCTGATGATCTTGTGAAGTATCTATATTGACAAAGTTGCGACTAATCGAATGTTGGTTCTTTTACCAGGGGGTTGGCCTACGGGCTGACTCCCTGTTTTTTTGATAAGAGAATTAAGATAGGGTACAGATTTCCACAATGGATTTCTGTACCCTATTTTTTTGCCAGTGGAGCCGCTGGGCAACGCAGGAGCGGCGATTAAATTGTTCGAGGGTAGTTTCACCTTTAAGATTTGAAGCGCTCAGAGGGGCTGTAGATGGCTTTTACAAAGGTTTGTTAAATCTGGTACATTTACAGTGTCCATAGGGATCGCTATGCCTCAACCAATAGCTGCTAACCTCAACGGTGCGTCCACAATTCTGGCAGAGGCATTTCCAGCGAGTTTCATTACCTTTGATCCTCTCGTTTTTTACCGGCTCAATTACTTTAAGAAAGCCGAACGTCTGATTTGTAAGGTCATGCTTGATCTGAGATCGGGCGCAACCGCAGGATCTGGTTTTTCCATTGCGGAGACTATCGGAGAGGACAGACACGATGTTTCCGCATTTGCATTCGCAAACCCATTTCGCTTTACCTGGTTTTGAGTCTGGATCGTTCTCTATTACTTTCAACTTGCCAAATGTTTTGCCCCTCAAATCAATGAGGGTGGGAGAGGGAGTATGCCGAAGACAGCCGCATGATTTTGTACTATTGGTTCGTAGCAGATTTGTAGAGGACACGACAACGGTATTACCGCACTCACACTGGCACAACCACATAGGACGGCCTGGTTTTCTGTCCTCAACCCTTTTTATAACGGTCAGCATATCGAATGTGCGGTCAGTAAGGTCTATCAGCTTTCCCATTGAAATCCTCCTCAAGAGATCTTGATTTTTCCTTCGAGGTTGGAGAAAGATTCTTTCTTCTTTTCCTTCGTAGCTTCGGCATAGATGTTCATGGTAGTTTCAATATCAGCATGGCCCATGATTTCCTGAATGACTTTGATATTCCGCTCGTTTTCACAAAACCGCGTACAGAAAGTATGACGCAGATTATGAGCAGAAAAGTGACGAATCAATACAGGATCTCGCCCCTCTTGATCGGCCAGCACCGTTTCATCTTCGATGTAGGCGGCACAAATACGGTCAATAGCTCGGTTGACACTATGAGGAGAGAGAGGATCGCCGTAGCGGTTTTGGAAGATGAAGCCAGTATACCCGTCAACAACGGACTCATTGAATCCGACTATCTTTTGTGTTTCCCATTCTACTTGCAGAGCGGCTTTGACCTCTGACAACATAGGCACAATACGGACGCCGGCGCTTGTTTTTGGTGTTACGATATGGAAACGTGCCTTTTCGTCTTCCTCATACTTTCGGTAGACCATATTGTGGTTGATACTGATGATCCCTTCGTCAAAGTCGCAGTCTTCCCAGCGCAGGCCAATGGCTTCACCGATACGGCATCCAGTACCAAGCAAGACAGTGAACAAAGGGAGCCAATGATTATAAACTTTGTGATTTCTCATATAGTCAATAAACGCCGTCTGCTCTGCGATGGTCAGTGCATGACGCTTTGGCTTCTCCCAGTTGTGGCTCTTTTTGATTTCCGCCATCGCTCCGGTAGCCGGGTTGATACGGATGTAATTATCACGGACGGCCAGAGTAAATATGGGGTGGATGATGGTGTGAATAATTTCCATAGAGTTAGGTTTGAATCCCTTCTCTTTGATGAGCTTGTTATAGAAAGCCTTGACATCTGAATATTTGATACTGGCTATCTTTTTCTTGCCAATATCGTTTCGCACGTACTTGTTGTACATATAAAGGTAATTGCTACGAGTGGTATCTTTCAGCTCGGGCTTGTTTGCCATATACAACTCGAACAGATCATTGAGCGTAGCTTTGTTTTCGACCGCAGCCTTGATGCCGTCTTCCAGATCGCGGTTGATCTTTCGTTCTTTTTCTCTAAGGCAGAGATCGTCTTTGCAGCCCGGAGGGAGGCGGTCAGTTGGAACCAGCCGTTTGCTATATACGTCATGCCGAACACCATCTGCGTCGGTGTAAGTAAAACGGTAGGTACCGTCTTTCCTTTGGGTTTCGCCGTCTTTTAAGATACGACCTTTGTTGTCTGTTCGTTTTAAGCCAGCCATACTTATCATCCTCCTTTGTTTCGATGGTAAGTCTACAGTTACATAATATCTTGAGAGGTTTCTAAAGTCAAGCGATAAAATCGCTAATAGGTTACTTTAAAAACTGTCTATTGATTTTTGTGCTTTAGCAATTTATAATGATTTAGCAAAGATTGTGAGGTGTTAGTATGGCAATGGCCGAGAAAATCAAAATCGCACTTATCAAGCGTAACATGACTTTGAAAGAATTAGCGTCGCGGCTTAACTGTACTTCTCAAAATCTTAGTGGTAAATTCAGACGTGATAATTTCAGTGAAAAGGAATTAGCAGAGATCGCCAATGCACTGGACTGTCATTTTGAAGGAAGATTTCTCAGAAATGATAATGGCGAAGAAATCTAAAGCTATAAGAGCGTAGGGTTTTCACCTACGCTCTTTTTTTATGCTATCAACAACAAATGGTATCGTTAGCCACTTCCTTTTCGATACGCTGATTCCAGGCTTCGATAGCAGCATTATTCAAAACCTGAGCAGGTCGATCGTACCACCCTGCGTACATAGAGACTGTCGGGCCTCTCGTGTGGCATTTGTTACAACGAACTGTAACGACGACCAGTTTATCGCATCGCCGTGTTTCGGAGTTCCACCTCGTATTACTGCTTGTTTTCTGATCGACTTTCAGCTTTGTGCTGCCGCAAAATGGGCAAGGTAATGGCTTTAAGTTTAATTCGGGCATCGGTATCCTCCTCTTCGGATTCGTATCTTGGGCAGGGCGGCATAATCACTGATCTTTGGTTTTTCAACCAATCGCACGGAACTAAGAAGTCCTTTTTGTGCCTACAAGTGATGCAGTTCGCGTTATTGCTCATGGTCAGAACCTCCTTCTCCAATACGTCCGTTGCCAGTCTCTGCGGAACAAATGGTGCCAGTCGTTACACTCTTGGCAGTGCCCATTACTGCCAAGGCATTCCTGGCAATGTCTGATATGAGTTTGAACAAAGCAAACCAACATCCACCGGACAAACTGCTTAAAGTTCATCTTACTCTTTGTCTCCTTTCCGTGCTTCTATGGCAGCTTCCGCTTCGGCGCAAGTTAGAAACACAGTTTTCCCAAACATATCGGGATACAGGTAGATATTATCTGTGACAAAGTATTTCGCCCTTATTTGCATTTGCGCGTTTCCCAAAATATGAATGCGATCTACGGTACAGAGTTTTATTGTTGTGCCAGTGATAACCCATACCGTATCTCCTACTTTACAAGGCGGGATGATTAGCCTACTGTCTTCTTCGGCTTGGGACAGATCGTATAAGGCGGAAATTGCCATACTTAATGCTTCGAGGCGTTTGTGAGAAGTCCATTGCCTTTTGGAGGACGAGGTTTTGTCAAGAAATGACTGTATCTCATCGGCAATTTGATAGAGGAAATGAATGGCTTCTTTTTTGGTCATTGCTTTTCGATCTCCTTTACCATTCTTGCTCCACAGTTAAAACAGAACTTCTCAATCTCACATAGGTATGGCAAGTCTGCCTTAACCTCGAACAACTCCTCCTGTATGCGTATCTGGTGCAAGCGGTAATACGCTTGTTACTCCAGTCTGGATGCTTCCGTTTGATACAGAAGAAAATGGTTCTCCAAACGGTATTACTTTTCATGGCGTTCTAAGTAGTCCACGATCAAACGATATGCTCTGCGTTGCATATCAAGATCCTCTTGGGTGATGTCATCCAGCTGTCCGAGTTGAGCCTGAAACAGCTTATACTGCCGGCGAAGCTGGATGGTGTTTTGAACGATACGGACAATCTGAGTAAGAACTAAGATCGTCACCATGATGGTCAGGTAAGTGTTCATACGGCAGTCTCCTATACAGAAATAGAGTTGATGTAGCTTTTGATTTTTTCGACATTCCAGAAGATTCGCTTCCCGATCTGGATACGAGCCTCAGCAGCCTCGCCAATCTGTATGGCAGAATACCGGCCACAACTCAACATGGCCTGAAGCTCGTCAGTGTTGATTGTAATTTTGCTCTGGGTGTCTACGTTATTGAATTGCTTTGTTGCTCTCATGGTTATTCTCCTCGATCATCATGATCGGCTTTGCCATGCCTACTTTTTTTCTTTGGGTGGGAAATGCTGCTTGCGGTATTTACGAACTTCTTTACACTGGTTGCAGTTATGGCGATTTTTGCAACACCAGCAGCCGTCTACAATGCCGTACCAAAACCAAGCTGGCATTTGCGGAGCCTTATGTTTTCTCTTTCCCATCTCGCCCTCCGTCAGAAGCAGATATACTTTCTCGGAGAACTAAGCACATCTTGGATTAGTGCGGCGTCAGTAACTTCACGGATGCCATAGACATCAAGCCAGGTTATCCGGTCTTTGAAGCGCTTGCGGGCTTCACGGGCATTCTTGGCTCGGACATAATACCAGTTCGTACCTACGTCGGTTTTACGGTATCCAGCGTTGACAGCGAAGAGCTTCGCCCCTCCGTTTAGAACAAGGGGAGGGCGTTCATATGATTTGTACATAGATTATCTTTTCACTCCTAATTTGGAACAGGCAACATCTTCAATATGCTTGTCGTGATTCCCTACCCAGCTTTCCCAGATTTACCTTTCAGCCTCGTTTTCTGCCTGTGCTGATTTGAGAATATCCTCTTTATCTTTGCACAGAGTTTTGGAGATAATATTCAAGAGTTCTTGTTTTGATATTTCTTTGAGCGAGAGGCTGGTAGGTAATGCGATGATAGGTCTCGGTGCTACGGCTTTTTTAGCCTCGTTGTACATAAACGTCAGTTCCTCGACTGACTCTGCTCCAGGTGTGTAATACAGAACATAGATATCACTGTCGGACGCGGATACTACAGCACAAGCATTGCGTTGATCGCACCACCACCCACATTCTTCTTTGATACACTCACGGGCAGTATTATCGGAAGCGCTGTATACAGGGCAAATTTTTTCGTTATTCATATAAAAGCCTCGTTTCATTCGGAAATAATGTCCAGTCCATCAACAGCATAGCCGCCAGATTTCCCTTCCAGTTTTACAACGAGAGTGCCACAGCACATCCACGGCTCTGATGCTACCGTCCAGATGCGACTTTTATTTTCCGCACTCACGTAATACTTGTTGTTCATTACAACTTTGTCACCGGGCTTCATGTCAAACGCTCCTTTCATTTGTCAAACCGAAACCGTTTTCCATGCTCTTGCAAAGTTCGTCGGTGCAATCATTTCCATAATCCAGCTCTTCAAGAGAATAGCCGTTTCCACATCTCAGTCCCTGCATGGATGTGTCGAAGCCCTGATTTTCCAGCCACGCTTCTACTACTTGCATTTCTTTGTTTGCTGTAGCGTGAAGGTAAGCGATACGGTGCATTTTTTGGCGGATATACTTGGGGATTTTTATTGCTGCCATCTCAACCTCTCTTTTCGTCATCAGAAATCTTTTTGCACACAGGCCGAATGTATTCCATGAAGACCTGCACGATCTTCTTGGCATTGGTTGTGAAGTCTTTTTGAATGCAGCTCCAGAGGTCGTAGTCGTCACAGGTTTCCATAGATGTGCCCTCGAACTTCCTCTCTAAGGCATCATGGACATCTCGCTCATTGCTCTGATAGCAACAGTCTTTGATTTCGTCCATGTCGAATACGGGATCTCCCCAACGATCTGTTTCTGAGAAATCAACGCCCCAAGCCTCCATGAGTTCTTTTACAGCCTCAAAGGTGGCTTCTTCGTTGATAACGCACGGGCTGGCGAGTTTATCCAGCAAATAGCCGGAGTCTAACCTTGCCATGAGGTGCATAAAGCTCTCGCTCTTGTGCGTAGGAACCCAACCGTAGGCGTAGTTTCCGCAGTCGGATGTAATGGACAGCTCATACCGTTCGAGATCGAAGTTAAAAACTGCCCAGAGGCAAGACCCATAGTCAGGGTCGCCTCTTTCTTGGCAGAAATAAAGGGAAATGAGCGGCGGGGTTCTGGTTGAAACCTTAGCCATTCTGCTCGCTCCTTTCTGATGAAGTGGTGTCTGCGTAGAGACTGACCGCTGGGGTAAGATGAAAGAACTCTGTATGGCTTCCTACATCAAAAATGGTGACGCCGTTGTGATTCCAAGTACGGGTGTAATAGATTTTGAAATTGCGCTCGGCGCAGAACGCATGGATCAGCAAAAACGCCTCATCCAAAATATCCTGGTCGGATTTGGGCTGGCCTGCTTCGTTCAGATCACGGATCTCAGCAATCTTTTTGGGTCGCCCATGATACCCCTTGAATTTGAGAGTATGGGTTTTCATCGTTGCTACCTCTGATTGATTTACTTTGTTGCTAACTGAGGGTTTATGATTACATAAGAACGGTTTGATCCGTGACTTGGTTGCTGTCGGTAATTTTTACCTGCATAT